GTGACTGGTGGACACCAGCTCCTTGGTTGCAGATGCTTGGTGCCGAAATAGCGCGCGCCGTAGTTCAAGGTGGGCAGGGCCTTTGTATCAGTGCTCCGCCCAGGCACGGTAAGTCTAAACTGATCACGGTGGCAACCCCTTTGTGGGTGCTAGAGAACTTCCCCAACAAGAACGTCATCGTTGCAACATACGGTGAGGAACTATCCATCGACTTCACCCGCGAAGTGAAGGACATCATCAAGGCTAACCAGACTAAGCTTAACGTTCGCATTCGTCGTGACGTCGACCGTGGTCAAAACTTTATGACCGTTGAAGGTGGTGGTCTAAAGGCTGTTGGTCTTCGTGGGACTATTACTGGGCGCGGTGCTGACGTTCTGATCATCGATGACTACATCAAGGAACCTAAGGAAGCTCTGAACAATGACTACCTTGAGTCCCTCAAAACTTGGTTCCGAACTGTTGCACGTACTCGCCTCGAGCCCAACGCAACCGTTATCGTTGTTGCAACCCGTTGGGTTACCAATGACCTCCATGGACATATCGAACGACTCGAGCAGCAGCGAACCATTGCAGGTCGTCGTAACTTCTACAAGATTATTAAGATACCTGCAATCGCTGGCACCCTCATCAAAGACCCTGACGATCCTCGATATGGAACCTGGGTTGAGCCGGCCGATGGACACAAGGACATTCTTGGACGCGCTGCAGGTGAGCCCCTCTTCGCCCAACGCTATACCGCCGAAGCCCTTGAAGACATACGCATCGAAGTCACCAACAGGTGGTTCGAAGCAATGTTCCAACAAGACCCCGCCTCCGAAGATTCTGCCGTCACAGACCCAGGCAACATCAAGTTCCTCACGAGGGACCAATTTGAGGCGCACCTACTTACTGGCAACTACGCTACTAAAAAGAGTCTGGTTAAACGACGTCGTGGTTGGGACTTTGCATCATCGAAGGAGCATGGCGACTTTACCGCTGGCCCTCTGATTACCTACCTTAAGGATACCCAGCAAACCTTCCTAGAGGAACTAACTCACGGTCAGTTCTCCGCCAAGCGAGTGGAGGAAGAGTTCACTAAGTGCCATATGCGTGACCCCCTTGATGTTGAATACGTCATTGAGCAAGAGCCTGGGTCCGCTGGTGTGTACGCGTTCGAACACTTTAAGGGGCTTGCCCCTGGTCGACGTATTCGTGCTGCTAAGAGTGCTGCCCTTGGATCCAAACTCCTTAAGTCCCAACCTCTTCTCTCCTGCATTGAAGCTCGGCGATTCTTTATAGTTGTTGACCATTTGCAAGAGGATGGTAAGTTTGATCCGAATTGCAGACAAGCACGTTATGTCAACGAACTAATAGAAGAATTTACCTCCTTTCCAGGCGGTTCTCACGACGATATTGTGGACGCCCTTGGTACTGCCTACAATGATGCCTCAGGTCGTAAACCTCTCGGTGGCGCATTCGGTCGTACCAAAGCCGCTCAGGATAAGCGTGAGGAAATCGATCTGAACAACGGCATCCAACCAGACACGGTAAATCCCAATACCTCTGGGACCTTTGGGCGTCGCGCTTCTGTCGTAGCTGCTACCAAAACCGAAGTCCGCAAGACTGCATCCATGGTTGCCTCTAGGCGACGTTCTAGCCCCTGGAGCTTCTAATGTCCACAGACCACAATACCTCCCAATCTTCAGGCGGTCTCTTTGCAGAATCGATGCGCTTGAACTCCGAACATGAACGGACCCGTGGGCTCAATTTCTCCGGAATGCAACCTGGTCACCGTCCAGGAGATGCAGGCGTCACTAAGGTTAACTACCTGACTCAAGCTGCCTTGATGGGTCGCCTCCCGCAGAACATCCAACAGCTGATGTCCAAGTCGTTAAAGGTAGCCCAGTATCTCCCACGCAATATGTGGGCCATGATGTTTGGTGGCGGGGGCTTTGGTCGGGACTATTATGGTGTCTTCGGTTGGGAACGAACCCTCGATACCTACCTTTGCATGGAGATGTACAAACGTGGTGGAATCGCCAAGCGGATCATTGACGCATATCCTGACGCCACTTGGGCTCGACCTCCTGCGGTCACTGGACCTTCAAAAGCCTTTACCAACGCCTTCCAGGACTTGGTTGATGATTTCGATCTCTGGGGCATTATACACCGCGCGGACAAACTCTCTCGGATCGGTCGTTACTCAGTTATTCTAGTAGGGACTGAAACTACCAACCTTATGAATCCGGTGCAGCCAGGTGAGAAGCTTCTCTACCTTCAACCCTACTCCGATGTGTCTGCCCGTATCACTCGGTGGGGGAACGACCCGACAGACCCGAGGTTTGGTCTCCCGCTTATGTACACCGTGTACCCAAACTTGTTGGATAAGCCTTCAGCCCCAGGAACAGTGTCCTCCTGGGGAGTGCCGACTCGAACAGGATTTCAGGTTCACTGGTCCAGGATGATCCACATTGTCCAAGGCAACCTGGAAGACAATGTATACGCAATCCCTTACCTGTCTGCAGGTTGGAACTACCTGACAGACATCATGAAGATCACTGGGGGTGCTGCAGAGTCCTTCTGGGCTACTGCCAATCGTGGTCTCCAAGCAGATGTCAAGGATGACTACGATCTTGGGGAGGATGGTGAGGCAGCCCTGACTGCCGAGATTGACGAGTACATGGAGGGGATGCGACGCTTCATCCGCACTAAGGGGGTGACTATCAAGAGTCTCGGCTCTGATGTTGCAGACCCCTCTGGACCTGCTCGGATGACTCTTTCCCTGATCTCGGGGACCTACGCTATTCCACAGCGAGTCCTACTCGGATCGGAATCTGGTCATGCTGCCTCCACACAGGATAAAGGCGCCTTCGCGGAGCAGATTGAACAATACAGGACTAACGGGGCTCGTCCAAAAGTTATCATCCCTATCATCCAAGGACTACAACTGTCTGGTACTCTACCTGCAGCCAAGATTGGCAAGGTTACTCTCAACTGGCCTGATGCGTATCGCCTCTCCCCGCTAGAGAGGGCTCAGATGTCCAACCAGACTGCCACAGCCGCGAACAACCTGTCACTGGCCATGAAGAACGTCCCCAACATGTTGTCCGTGGAAGAATCACGTACTATCGTTGGCTGGGCCTCTGACAATGGCATGCTCACCGAGATGTCCACTGATATCCCTGAGGGGGATACTCGTCCTGAATTGCCTGTTCCGACAACCCCTGTAGATGGAAAGAACACAAGTGGGCGTCAAAAGTCACCCGATGGCGGTACTCCGAAGAGCGGCCCGGGCTCGGGAAACAAGAGTACACCAGGCCAAACTGACGCAAATGGCTCAGCAGATCCAGTCCAAACAAGAACCGGCAAGGACAACTAGCGATGCTGTTCAGTGCAGAAAGCCAGGCAAGTAAGATCGTGGACAAGGTATTCCTGAATGGTCAGGAACTCCAAGGCTGTGTTTCTGCCGATACCACTCTTGGGGAGGTAACTTGCGTGACCTATAAAGATGGTCTTCTTGTTGTTAAGGATGATGGACAGATCGCAACGCATACCCTTAAAGGGGATGTTGTTGTCAGTATCAAACCTGGGATGGAAGCTGTCGCGCAGTTCTATGAGAAGTTTCCTCCAGGGGACGCATCTAAAGGATAGCTTGTTTCTCCTCCACTAGGAGTGCGGCCAGCACATTTTGGTCACCACTCCCAACTCCCGACCGACTTACTACCTCTACAGTAGCTTACCTCTCTTCACACAATTGCAGCCTAAGGAACGAACGATGTCTCTGGTCACCATGTTTGCCCCAACGGGCTGGACTGCTTCCAATGTGCAAACCTTGAGCGGTGGCATTATTGCCGTTGCTAATGGTGAAGCCACTGTCCCATCAATCGCCATTGCAGAAATGGAAGCCCAAGGCTTCGTTATTGCCTTTGGTACAAAGACCAATCTGACCGCAACTCAGGATCCTGGAGTTGGTAACGATAATACCCAAGGGTATGCTGTTGGATCCTTGTGGGTCAACAAGTCTGCTGGTCGTGCTTGGATCTGTACTGATACTACCACTGGTGCAGCTGCTTGGGCGCTGTCTATTGTGCCAGGTTTGGGATTGGAACCCTCGAACAATATTGAGCAGTTCGGTTCTGGTACCGGAGCGATGCTGGCTGAGGGTAACATCTTCAAGCTGGTTTCAGCTGGAATTAGTCCTGGAACCTTGAATGGGGACTATATCCTGTCCACCTTCAATCTACCTGCCAACTCCCTTGATGGCACCTCCAATCGAGAACTCCAGATTACTGCCTTGGGATCCTTCGCCAACAATACCAATTCCAAGCGGGTCAAGATCTGGGCAGGTGGGACTGGTGCTGCTGTTGGGTCGCTGATCTCCGGAGCATCCCTGCTCTGCGACACTGGTGTCTACAACACTGCTGGCGCTGCCCAGTTCCAGCTGCAGGCATCGCTGGCCAAATACGGTGCTGCCAATTCCAATACCCAATTGGCTGCAGGTGCACAAGTCGTTATCGGTGGTGCCCATAGTGGCGCTGGTGCGGGTGCTTCTGCGGTTCCTCAGTTGCTGACCCTGACTGAAAACGCTGCCATCCCGATTGTAATCACTGGCAATGCCGTTACCACTTTGAGTGATATTGTGCTCAATATGTTCACTATTAACGGCATGGACTAAACTAACTAAGCAACCAACTACTCCACGAATACGAATACGTTCAACCCTTAAGGACTAGAGCACAATGAAGAAGCTACGGCTTTTTGGGGCAGCTGCTGCATTCGTTGCGGCTCTAGTGCCTCCTATCGCAGACGCGCAATCTGGAACTTTTACATGCTGCACTTGGGGTCCTCTAGCCATTTCAGGACCAGACGGCCGCAGTATGTACCCAACTCCTTATATCTGGATCAACCCAAATAATGGGTCCCCTTGCGCTGTAGGGAATACTGGGTGTCCAGGCATTGGAGGTGGAGGTGGGGGCGGCGCTATTACTGCCGCTGCAGGATCATTTTCGGCCGGATTCAGTACAGATTTTACCACCCTGATGGCTGAGATTGGATCGCTTACAAGTCCTAATCCCAATTCCGTCAATGGTCAGTTGGCTGCTTTGACTACTGCAGTCGCGGCAAATACCACCGCCATTGCCAGCCTGACTACTGCAGTTAATCAAGGTGTTACCAATGTAGGGTCGGTCTATCCTGCACAAACGATGGCCATATGCGGCAAATATACCACGACTTGCCTTCCATGGACGTTTGATACAAACGGTTATGGCGATGTCAACATCCTCAATATTCCAAGCTTTACCCTGAACTCCTCTAATTCAGGAGGTTCGCCGGCTCTGTGTTCGGCGGCACTTACGAATACGCTTGTGCTTTGCGGGGCTACGGGTCCTCACCAGATAACACTATACGACCTAGGGAACGCCTCTAACGCGGCAGTCAGCTTTTTACAAGTGTTTGACGCCGCTAGCACAGGCGCAGTAACTCTAGGTACGACAGCGCCTACGCTAAGTTTTGAAATGCCCGCTAACATGGGCCGGATTATTGCATTGAATCCAGGTCAGCCCTTTGTTAACGGGGTTGTTATCGTCTGCACCACGACTAGGACAGGTTCGACCGCTCCCGCTTCGACTTGTCCCGTTAATATTTTGGGTAAATAATAGTCATGGACTTTATAGGACGATTTCTCCTGAGCGGGTTGCTGGCGGCCTCTCTGCTTATCTCAAATGCAGAGGCCACTACTGTAACTGGCTTAGGGGCTCAATATGAGCCTACCACTAACGCAACCTGCGACATAACCACAGCAGCACCGGCAACTGCCCCAGGGTTAGTCTTACTAGAAATAACCAACAGGAATACAAATTTCGGGGTTGTTTCTGTTAACGACCACGAAGGCAATACTTATAATCTGGGGACTCTTAAATGGGCGACGACCGCTGGTCACGATGGACAGTTCGCTTATGCGTTCATCACTACGACTATCCCGTCAGGGACCGTTATAAGTATATCGGGTAACGGTGCTACGAATATCATCAAAGGATGTTCCGCCTCATACGTCCCCGGTAACTGGGTAAAAGATGTTGAACTGTCTTCTGGCGGCGTGTGGTCTACTAGTGCAACTGTCGCATTGTCGCCGGCGATGGGACCTTTGCCAACGTTAGCAGGATCGTCGGACGTTGTATTTGCCGGCCTTACGTTCGACTATGCCACTACTACAACCCTGTCCTCTATTACAAGTGGCTTCACCGTTTTGCCTACTTATGGGCAACTTAGCGGTAGTAACCTAACCCTGTATACACTGTATGCAACGCCCTCGTCTGCGCCTTCGTTTGTGGCCACACCTAATACCACTACTACTGCCGCAGGCAACATGATCGCTTTCAAACCTGCTTCATCCGCACCATCCGGCGCACCACTATTGGGGCTTCCATAATGAACCGTTTCTTTACCGGTGTACTTGCTGCGGTCTCTTCAGCCGTTTTAGCTTCTGCAACCCTACTAGGCTCTTCTGCTGAAGCTGCCAATGCCCACGGCATCGACCTGACTCAATACGTTCAGCCTGGTAATGGCTTTAGCGGGTCTACCACACCTCCGCCTAACCAAGGGACACCTAAGGGTACTGTAACAGCGTCTGTTGTAGCTGGGACGCAAGTGACGACCGGGAGCGGTAACACCGCTGTCACGACCTATACGCCTGGGGCCGTGACCGTTACAGCTTCCACCCTTAGCAATCTCCAGAATGGGGATGTGCTGGTAGATGCTGCAGGTAACACTGTAGAAATCTGTAACCAAGGATCAGGTACAGATTCAACGACTGCATGTCCTCCGCCGACGAGCCCCGGCACGGGTGGGACGGGAAATTACCTGTCCTATCAGACGACCATCACCGAGACGGGGACTTGGACAGTGTACCCCTTCGGGTATGGGGATCAGCCAACGGGCAATTGGAAAACTCCTCAGTATGACACGGCGACAGGCGCCTACACGGCGCACCTGGTGGCTAATCACATTACAACACCTGCTGAACACTCAGCGGGAATATATAATGATATTCCTTACTGCCAATTCATTTTGGCGAATGGCACTGAAACTCCTCCTGTATATCCTGATGCAGGGGATCCTGACCAAGACCATTTTACTGTATCCATGTACGCACCACTTGCTCCCTCAGATGGTACTGAGGAGTTGAGAGCCATATGCCCATCCAATAATGGCCCTCCTTTGATGATGCAGGGGAATGCTGGGTACGTGTCGATCGCGTCCTTGTGGCTGAACATGAATAGTCGCAACGGCATGGGGTCGCAGCTTTACGAGGTGAACGCCACCACGGGCAGCGACAGTACGACCGGTCGCACGGCGGCAAACCAGTGCTCTCACACCGTGCCTTGCGCGTCGTTCTATGGCGCGCTGCAGGCGTGCGTCCACTGGGGTACCCAATGCAGCAAGGGTGACCTCGGCGGCCTGACCATCTGCGCGCAGGATGGGGCGACGACCTACCAGATTTCCCCGAGCAACTCCCTCACGGACTACTCCGGGAACACGACCACCAAGCGGTTCGTCACCTACGCGGGGACCTGCCCAGACGGGGTGACCACCAAGGCGACCATCACGGGGTCGTCACCGACCGCAGGGGCGGCCATCAAGGGCATTCATTTCCAGAACATTAACCTGCAAAACTCCACGTACCTCTGCAAGAACTCAGACCAGCCATACGTCTGGCTTGATAACGTCACTTACAACGGGGATCCTGCTCCAGGGGAAAACGGGGCGGCCTATAACGGAACAATCCCCGTCGGGTCTACCAACTGCGGGTGGCGGCAAGTCAATGACTCCTCCGCAATGGACGCCCAGAATGCGTGGTTGGCTTACACATTGGTCTTACGAACAACCGCAACTAATATTTCAGGGGATGCCTTCTCCTACGACCTGACCATGGGGGATATTCCAGGTGGCTGGCGTGAGGGAACGTTCTCCTTCGGGGCAGACTTCTACGGTCTGTCTTCGCGTTATACCTACGCGGACGCCTCGCCGTGCCTGACAGTGACCTACGGCTCAACTTCGGACTTCCCTCCTGGCGCTCTTATCTCCCAAGGTGCGGACGCCACACCGGGAGCCTTTACAAGTACGACAACTATTCACGCTAACGATGGGACTGGCATCTTTGGCTGCCCTGTAGGTACTGTTGAGATCAGTGTTCAGCCGTCCACGGCAGCTAACCAGCAGAACATCTCGTATGGGACCTATCCTACTGCAGGTGCTCCGGCTAACTCCGGAGCAGTCGGCGGGGGTAATACAGACGGTAGTGCTTCAATCTACATTACGCCTGGAACTAATACAGGTACTCTAAACGTAGTGGGAAGTATTACTGGGGCTATCAACTTCCAGGACATCATCACGAATTGTACAGGTTGTACAGCACGCACCACGATCATTAGCGGGTCCGGGTCAACATATATCGTGTATCCGTCCCAAACGGTCGGGACCTTAGGGTCACCTGTTGCAGCTAACTTCACGTCACCTGCGAAGGTCACCGATTCTATCGGCACAGAATACCAGCACGCGGACTTCTACCAATCGGCTAGCGCGCAAGGAGTACTGTTCGATAACGTGAACATGGGGCAACCCTCCAGCACCTACGCGGTTCCCAACGTGGCGGCTCAAGGGGTCTACCTCGCCGGCACTGGTGAAACGGAGAGTTACTCAGGCATTCTCGTGCAGGGGTCAAACTTCAGTACGCAGAATCCTGTGTACGACTATAAGGTGCTTTCCTGGGCTGATATAACTACTAACCTGGTTATTAAGTGGTCGACCATAGATGGCGAAAACAATGTGACGAACACTGGACAAAACCACGCGTTCGCTGCTCGAGATGTAGTTATACAGTCCACCAAATGCACGCGGCAGAGTGGCTTCTATATCAACTCCTGGCCACTATTCTTCTTCCGGAAGGATTCATTAGGGTCAACAGGAGGGTGCCAATAGGGTGACCAAAATATAATTTGGTCGACCAAAATTGCCCATCTTGATTAACCATCTAAATTGGTCTAAAATTGTAGCATGCAAGAGCTGAGGGAAATCAGGGTTCAAGGAGTACGTTCGGGCCCAGTCAGGACCGAGCATTGGAATGGTCGTGAGTATAGGGTATTCCAAACTACTTCCCTGGTCGAAGGAGTTCTGCAAGGTGCGAATTCTGACCAACCGGAATACTGTCCTGCTGATGTAATGTGTCGTGCTCCTGTGGGCTGGAATTATCGCCCACTGGTTATGAACCACCCACAGATTCAGGGTGTCTTTGTTTCGGCGAACACTCCTCAGGTATTGGACGACTGGCAGATAGGCTGGCAGTTCAATACCCAAGTGGTATCTAAGAATGCCCACGGACAAGATACTATACCGCGACTGGTGTGCGAAGCTTGGGTAGATGTTGGCAAGGTCAATGCATTAGGTGGCGACTCCCTGGACGCGCTTGAGCGTCTAGATGCTGGGGAGCCGGTTGAAGTCTCCACTGGATGTTTTGTCAGCACCTACTCAAGTTTCGGCTCTTTTGGGGGTCGTGAATACTTTAGGGTCTGGGATGAGATTGTTCCAGATCACCTAGCACTTCTTTCTGCAGGTGTGCTTGGGGCATGTTCTATTGCAGATGGGTGCGGCGCGAATCGAGTTAACGTCCGGGCAGATCAGATGCCTGTGACTCCTGCAAATCCCACAGGACTTTCGGTTAACTCTTCCGCCCTGCGTATTATCGATCACCAGTGTGAATGTGGCGGGACTTGCGGTGGTTGCAACCACGACAGTCCAGGAGGATCTTCTATGCCTAAGGCCAACGTCAACACTGCCCCTGTTGTTCGTTCGAAGCCAGAGAAACTGCGACCCAATAAAGTGGTCCAAACGTTCCTGAGCCAGATGAGTATCAATGCGATGCCTGAAGGCGTCATGGTTTCGGATATCCTGAACATTCTCGGGATGGCCATCAAAGATATGGTGGTCGATTCTCCCTATGTCTACTGCATCTCCGCAACCACTGATATAGTGGTTTTCTGCGCCATGGACTCCGATTGGAACATGGCTTACTACCAAATCCCATTCACTATGGATGCTTCGGGCAATGTCCACTTCTCTGGACCAGCTACCGAAGTCGTCCTGATGACGAAGATCATGCCTGCGCCTGATGTGTCGCGGGACGCTTCTGCTGATCCGGATAACGACGGCGATGTGGATCTTCCTGTTCCCGAAGGCTATCAACAGGGCTCCGGTCGTATGTTGATTGCCAAGACCCAAATCCAACCGAATGCCTCTGGTGATCCCAACAATGGTGGTGGCGATCCAAACGAGGCAACCGGCGATGGTATCCTGACTCCTGTTGGTCCTCCTGTTGGTGAAGGTCACACCTACATTACCCAACCGCCAGGACCACTTTCTACCCCAGAGGTCCCGTTCACAACGCCGACTCCGTTGATCGATGGGTTTACACCACCAAATGTCGGCGAGCATCCGGAGAATGGACATCCCATGACTACTTCCACGAACACTGGGGCTCCCGCTTCGGGCGCTCCTGCAGCTACGGCTGTAACCGCTGCGGCGGCCACGCCTGCAGTTCAAGCTGCTCCGTCGATCGCGTCGGTCGAAACCTATCTGGCTTCGATGCCTCCTGAAGTCGCCAACACCATCCGCGCCTCGATGGCTGCCTCGGCTGCCCGCAAGGCCAAGCTGATCGGCGACATCAAGGCGAACAAGTCCAACACCTTCTCGGACGCGCAACTTGAAGCGATGGACGTGACGATGCTTGAAGGCATCGGCGCCATGGCTGTGCAAGGGTCCCAGCACCGTCAACCGTCCTATCAAGGGCGGGCTGCTTCCGGCCACGGCATCGAAGGGGCGCCTCCTCGTGAGTTCGCCAATGAAGCCGAGACTCCTATGCGCACTGAAGCGCCGAAGGTGTTCGAAGGGAAGGTCACTTCTTCCGTGCACCGTCCCAATCAGGCGCCTGCCTCACACGACTATACCGTTACCCACTAGACTTCCTCTCTGGGTAGTAAAGTCAACACAGAGTGCCTAGCCTAGCCTATCGTAGTAAAGCTTACCAACATCCACTCAAGGGAATAAACCAATGGCTCAATATCGCGTAGTTGCGATCGGGGGCGAAGGTAGCATCCAAAAGGAGGCTATGTGCGGGGCCACTAACATCTATCCCGGGATGTTGGTTGCGCTGAACTCTTCGCTTCTAGCGGTTCCTCAGTCTTCTGTCGGCGGCGCCCCTGCCTATGTGGCGATCGAAAACGAGATCTTCGGCAAGGGTCCTACTCAGGGCAATTCCGTCGGCTCGCCTGTCTACTACCAATCCGGCGATCAGGTTCTCTACAAGATCCTGAAGATGGGCGCGGAATTCTTCGCCCTGTTGGCGCCCAACGCTACTGCCGTTCCGTTGAATGCTGCTCTTGAGTCCAACGGTGATGGGACTCTGAGGCTGTCCACTACGGGCGGTGATACTGCCAAGGTTACTATCGGTGCGGCGAATGGTGCGGTCACTTTGACTGCTCGTGATCCCGGAGGTGACGGCAACGCTATCACCATTCAGACTTTGGCCGCCTCCGGTGCTGGTTCTGTTGCAGTCACTGGAGAGGCGATTGTTGTCACTCCTGCTGCCGCCTCGGATACCGCCACTGCTGTTGTTGCCCAGATCAATGCCAACGCTCTTGCGTCGGGATTGGTCGTTGCTGCCCTGGCTGCGGGTTCTTCGGGTGCCAGTTCGGTCGGTGTCAACGCTGCGACCAACCTTGCCGGCGGCGCCAATTCGACTGGTAAGTACATCGCTCGCCAGGCGGTGAATAACAGCGCGGGTTCGGGTTATGCCCAGATTCGTGTGGAAGTGACGGCCTAATACCGGCGTCACTACTGCCGGATTCTGAAGCACAAAGCACCCTAGGAGGGGTTGATGACTGATCATATTAACGCGCCGGCGAGGATTGTAAATCTTCGCAGCAGGCGTGGCCAACAGCTCCTTGGGGGCAGTGCTGGTCAACGCCTGATGGCTGGCGGTTGGAGGAAGGAAGCTCTTCGTCCAGCCATTCCGGAAGAACTCTATCGGCTGCAGATGGCAGCCAACCTGGCCAACGAAACTGGTTTCGTCCTCACGGACCGTGATCAGCAGGGCGCCAACGGTGGTCCGGAACTGGACCTGTCCACGAACGCTGCAGTGATTTCTGCAGCCAACCAGGGTCTGCAACTTTCCGTCAACGGCACTCTCCGTGAACGGGAGTGGATCTTCTACGACAAGGCCGTCATCGATATCGCCCGTGATCGACTAGTGGTCACCAAGGAACTCTTTGCGCGGGGTCTGACCTACCCACTCCCGAACGCCCTTGGGGTGATGTCTCTGGAATGGGAAACCATTTCCGACCTCGAACCGGCTGAAGTCACGATGTCCGGTATCTCCGAGGCGTCGAAGGATCAGTTCGACTATGAACAACAGTTCATGCCGATCCCGATGATCCACAAAGAGTTCACGATCAACCTGCGGACTATGGAAGCTGCTCGTCGCAACGGTCGGAATCCAGACACCACCGCGGCTATGATCGCGACTCGCAAGGTCGCCGAAATGGTGGAGCAGATCATCTTCACCGGGATGCAGGTGTCGACCAACAATGGCCAGATCTACGGCCTGACGAACCACCCCAATCGGAACACTGGTTCGGTGTCCGGCGACTGGCACACCTCTTCGGGGGTCAACATCATCAACGACGTGTTGGCCATGCTGGAAGCACTGTGGAACGTCAATATGTACGGTCCATATCTGCTCCTGGTTCCGGGCACTACGGGCATCGCCCTGAATAACGACTACAAGACCTACGGCACCGATACGATCATGGAACGGATCATGAATATCCCGCAGATCGCGGGGATTCTGCCGACCAATCGTCTGACGGGAACCAACATCGTCCTGGTTCAACTGAGTCAGGAAACCATCGAGATGGTCGACGGCATTCAGCCGACCATGGTCGAATGGGATTCCCGCGGTGGGTTCGAGATGAACTACAAGGTCATCTGCATCATGATCCCTCGGATTCGTGCCACACAGACCGGCCAGTCGGGGATCGCCCACTTCTCCTAGGGTCTATTGCCTAGGGAGTGACTTAGTCAACCGTCGATAGACGACCATAGCCAAAGGGAGATTCCAGTGGCTGATGACAATGACAATGAGAGTGGCGTGGGTTCGGGTTACGATCCGACTGGCGGCACTGTGATGCAACGTCCTGACTCGCCTGCAGTGGTAGCCTACAATTCGCAGGACACTTCTGCAACCTTCGTTCCTCCGCAGATTTGGCAAGGTGACCCGGAGCTTTATCGCCCCTGGAAGTTGAAGCCTGGCCACAAGCATTCGGCGGTCGTTCAAGGGCGCCGTGTGGAGTTTTCAGGTGATGAAGGTCACTTCGTCAACCTGACGCCTCCGCAAGCCAAAGCCTTCCAGGACAAGTTCGACTACGTGGATGACGATGAGGTGGAAGATATCCGCCGCAATCGTCGTGCAGGTGGTTCAGTTCCTGTCCAAGCTCGCCGCGGTCCGCCCCCGAGCATCGACGATCCTGAAGACACCGAAGGGCGCCTGAATATCCCTCGTAGTGGCAATGATGCTGCGGCGGCGGGTCGTGACTGGGCTGCTGGCCTTGAGCCAGTTCGCACGGATGATACTCCTGAGACCACGAATGTCCCAGGTGTATCGCCATCCGCGAATACGGATGCGAATCAGGCCGATACGAAGGTGGAGCCTGACGCCGACATTATTCCGCCGGAAGTGGTGGATGATGGGGCGCCCAAGGGCTAGGTCAGGATAGGCTAATACCCCTAGTACTATCCAGGACAAGACAAGAGGTCGGTAGTGGGATATTTGGTAACATCAGATCAGGTTGCAGAGATCATCGACGTGCCCCTAAAGCCCGACGGTGTCTCTACTTATGATCTGACGCCATTTATTGCTACTGCCGACCTTATTGTCACCGAGAATCTTGCGACAGCTACCCTTCAAGGGGGAGCAGCACTTTCTGTAAACCGGTTGACTCAGATTGAGTTGTGGTTGGCGGCCCACTATACCTGTCTTTGGGTAGAGAAGGGCGGAGTCAATCTTAGTCAGCTTGGTTCTGGTTCCAAAGAACAGTACCAAGATTATGGCGGACGTGCTTTGAAGGATGGTATTATGCCATTCAATAGTACCCGCTATGGTCAGGCTGCCATGGGACTTGATACTACAAACACCTTGGCCACCATGAACTCCATGAACCAGAAGGCAGCGTTCAGGACTATTGGCGGTCGTCGAGATGCGAATGGGAACTTGTACGGTTATGATTCCTTAGGTAACCGGATTTGGTACCCAGAATATAGTCAGTGGTTTTAAACAAGATGGCAATTGGGCCCAACAATCGGTACGTCAGGTATCCGGTGACCTATTGGGCACCAGGTACTCGTGACCAATTTGGCAACGCGGAGTATCTTGCCCCCGTCGTAATTCAGGGTAACTGGCAAGACATCCAAATGCTAGTCCGAACTAAAGACGGTGACGAGCTTACCTCGAAGTCGATAGTCTACACCCAACAACCGTTGGAGGAAAATGGGTTCCTCGCGCAGGGTGACGAAAGTGCCGAGGCAAATCCTCTTTCCTTGGCAGGAGTGGCTTGGGAGATTAAGGTTTCCGATTCCAGTAGTGATCTGCGTAAGGTAATTACGGAGTACAGGGCGATCTTGTAATACCAATGGCCGACCTTCGATATTCAGGTAATGCAGGGAAGCCCAT